GAAAGCCGGATTCTCCGGCCTCAGTTCAATGAAGTTCTCGTGCAGATAGACATGCTTCAGGGTAGCCTCTTCCCCGATCCGCACAGCAGCGATCTCGCCGTTCTCCACCTCTGGCTGGCTGCGAATCGCCACCAGATCACCATCGTGGATGCGGGGTTCCATGCTGTCGCCCTTGCAGGTCAGTGTAAAGGTGGAGTGCCAGCGGGAAGGCACGCACACCATTTGCTCGATGTTCTCTTCTGCTGTGATGGGCGTACCGCAGGCGATCCGCCCTACAAGCGGCACCACATCCATGGCTGGCATCGGCTCAAAGCCCGGCGGAACGGTAGGTTCTCTGGATGCAGCCGGGGCGGGCTGTTCCTCCCAGCCCATCAGATAGGCAGGGGTGGTTTGCAGCGCATCCGCAAATGCTGCAATCTTAGATTGCGGAATGTCTGCCTTTCCATTTTCAATTTTACTTATAGATGATTTATCCTTATAGCCCATCTTATGGGCCAGTTCTTCAACTGTTAAGCCAAGCTCCGTGCGGCGGCTTTTAATTCTGTCGTATAGAGTTGCCATAAAATCACCAACCTTCGCTCTTATCTTATCATATAGTGGAATGATATTCAAGTATTTTTTGCTTTTTTCTCAAAAAAGGTTGACTTTGTTTCCACTCAGTGATATCATACAGGAAGTGGAACATTATTCCACTTGAGAGGAGGTGAAAACAATGACCGATACCACTACGCTTCGTTCCATCATTGCCAACTCCGGGCTGAAGTATAAAGCCATTGCGGAGATTATGGGCCTTACACCGTATTCTTTGCAGATGAAGATTGACAATGAAACCGAGTTTAAGGCGAGCGAAATCGACACTCTCGCCAACACTCTCGGCATGGACATGCAGCAGCGTGATGCCATCTTTTTTTGCAAGAAAAGTGGAATTTAATTACACTTTTCAGTTTTAGTTTAGGAGGTGAACCACATGAATGACAACAAAAAGCCCAGCGAACCTGTGAAAGAGGAACGCTGGGCACAGGAGATTCACCTTTCACAGCTGGACGACCGCATTCTCTGCCAAATAGATGAAACGGTTATCCAGAATGTGAAAGCCTACTCGTTCGCTCAATCCAGCAACGGGAAAGCGCTGCTAAATTTGAGCATTGAGATCAATGCGGATGTTGTGTCAACCACGATACAAGCGCAGAGGCAATCGCACTTGTAACCCATGAATGCCGTTCCATCGTTTCCGAAAACTTGGACAGCAACCCCTTCTGTGGAGGGATTTGCTCATTCACAATCATTTCAACAAGATCAACTAACTTCTGGACTTGCTCTTTGTCCGGTGCATTTTCAGCTTCTGCCCTTTCCCGCAGTTCCTGAAAATTCGTCTGGTAGTTGATGGTCGCTGTATTGGCTGTTCCAATTACAGAACCGTAAGCTGTGCCGATATTGTAAATAGTGCTCTGGTGTTGTTCCGTTTCTTTCCGTTTTTTCTCGACTTCGGTCATATAGAACGCTTTTATTTCTTCCTGCTGCTTTTGGAAGAACGATGCCTGCGTTTCCGTGACATAAAGCCGTTCATTGGCCGGAGTGATAATAACATCGTCTATCTTAATATCGGTTTTTGGGCGAAATCCAACGTACTGACGGTTCGTTGCCGTTTCTCGATTTGGCAAACCTGGAACGGTCGCAATAATTTCACCATCTCGCTCAATTTGCATATCCAAACCTTGCATCTCTAAAAAGCTCTCAAAAATCATTTTATCACCTCCTTTCCTGTTTCAGTATAGCACGGGAAGGGAGCCATCAGCAAGGAGGTGAGCAGCGTGAAAAAGCCTTATCTCAAAATCAGTCGTCTGGCAGAAGACCAGGATCTCAATCAGGGCGCACTTGCGGCCCTGATTGGGGTAAGCTCCAACACGATGACCGCACGGCTCAAGGGGACACAACCTTGGAGGAGTGACGAGATCGTCATCATCTGCAGAGCACTACACATCCCGCAAGAAAAAATCGGGGAGTATTTCTTCCCGGCAATCGCAAAGGAGGAAAAGACCGCATGAAACCTTACACCCTTGCATCCGAGCGGGCCGCAGCGCCCACTGGATGCGCGTACATCGCACCGCTGTTTTGGAACAAGTGGTTCCGTTGGGGCGGTAGTCAGGCATCTGGCTGCTACCAGCTGGGCGGACAAATCAAGGATGAAAGCCACACCGGGCTGCAGATTTTTGCTGATGGCGAATGGCACCCGGTCATCGGATGGGCATTGGACGACTGCAGACCCGCATTCAATTGTCTTCAGGAGGTAGGAGCATGAATATCAGCCCGAACGCTCAGTTAAAAATCCAGCTGGGGAAGGATGGGAACCCCAAGATTTATGCCTGCGGTACAGAGATGGAACAGAAAGCCCTTTGCGCCGCTCTGATTGCCGGGATTTGCATAGATCAAAGAAATCCGGGAGCATTGCTCAGCATAGTGACTACTGCCGCAGACCTCATGGACAGAATGGAGGAATCCCCCAATGAAGATTAAATCCCGCGTCTGGTACTGGCTGGCTGCTGCCAGCGGTGCTGTAAGTCTGCTGTACGGCATGGGCATCGAGGGCGGTGCACAGCTGGGCAGCTCCATCTCTGACAGCCAGTTCGTCACGGCCCTGTGCCTGGTTCTGGCAGCGGTAGCGTTCCTGCGGCTGGGCTTTGCCGCCCAGGATCGTGAACAGAACGCCCGCCGCTATGGCCGCGTTGACCGCACCCACGCCCGTACCGAAGAGCCGAACTACCGGCAGAACCGGAGGGGCGCATGAAGAAGCGCATTCTCACCCTACTCGAAGTGGAAGGTCTTTTTGTGCTGATCTGGCTTCTGGATGCCCGCATTTGGCTACTGAAGCGCATTATCAGACTGACTGAAGCGAGTATCTCTCTCTTGGACAAAGTAATCGACTATAAGTTGGAAGACGAAAATGAGCCCGCCCGTGCTGGTAACACGGACGAGCCCAAAGGGTGATGGAATTCACAAGCCCCATCACCCTTGATGATATCACATCAGAAAGGATTTTACAAATGAAAGGTATTTTAGCCGAACCGGGCAAGGCCCCGGTGATCGCGGCCCTGCCCGACAGCCTGTGGGCCATTGAGAACCGGCTGGGAACTCCCTGCGAGATGATCGTGATGCCCCGCACCCCGGCGGTGCTGTTCGTGGGCCGGTACGATGGCCCCATCCAGCCCGCCAGTCTGCTCAACCGGAAGTACCGGGACCGCCAGCTTTACGTGCCCATCCTCTGCTACGGCTGGAAGGGCAACAACATCCAGCCCATGAACAAGGATGTACAGACCGAGATGCTGGACCGCCTGAAGGGCATGGAGGTGAGAGTTTGACCACCTATATCTGCAAATGCGGACGGCGAGTGAAGAAATCCACCGATGCCAGTACCACTGGAAACCGCCTATCTGGTTACGCACCCGGCCATGAGTGCTGGGGATGCCCCTATGCCATGCCATACGGAGACTTTCAATGGGATGAAAGTGCTAGAACTGTCAGCCGGGAGACTCGGGGCTACGAGTGCCGGATGAGCAAGACCCTCACTTATGCGTCAGAGTTCGCTGGCTCTATCAAAGATAAATGCACCTGTCGAGTGCATAGTCTGGACTTCGACTTTCTGTCTCAGGTCTCCGCATGGATCAAAGACACTTATCCAGACAGAGAGATTTTCGGCTCATTTTCCAAAGATATTCGTGCATCGGACTATGGATCTGACGGGCGCTATTGCCTGACAATCACATGCGCTCAGAATCTGAAAGGTGTTGCCGCAAAAAGAGAGCTGTTTGGTCAGTTTTTCAATCCGGATGGAAGCCGCAAGGACATGACACCGCAGCAGGAAATGGAAAAGATTCTTGCCGACATCAAAAAAGCAAAGGAGATTCTCTCATGTGCACCTGCCCAGAATGCGGATGCTGCTGTGACTACGGCAGAGAATGCTGTCCCGACTGCCACAGCGGCAACGCCGACCATCTCGGAGAGCGGGGCGGATGCAAGCGCATCGACCCCCGCGACATCCCTGCAGAACTGCGAATCGGCCCCTGCCGCATCGGCGGGCGATTCTTCTGTATCGACAGCTGGTGCCATGCAGGACAAGCCCTTGACCTTTATCCGGGAGGACAAGTGCCCGGCGTTTGATTATTCCGGCCTGACTGACCAGGCCGTGGAGGACCTGCACTTTGCCGAGGACGAATACCGCCACGGCAAGCAGATGGCCGAACGCGGCCTTGTCCACATGGGCAATGCCATTGCCGCCGCCCATGATGCGCTGTGCGGAGTTGTCCAATTGTTGGACAACTCAAAGCATGGCAATCGCGGGGATGATTCTTTTCGGGCATGGTGCTGCTCTATCGGCATCACCAAGTCAACCGCCTACAATCTGCTGCAGGTCTCCGCCCTGATGGACGGCAGCAGCCCACGCCAGCGGGCCATTTTGGAAGCCCTGCCGCCCACCCTGCTGTACGCCGTGGCCAAACCCAGCGCCCCGCAGGAGCTAGTGGAGAAGGTCAAGAACGGTGAGGTCACCACGAACAAAGCCTATCAGGATCTGCTCAAGGAAAACCAGCAGCTCCGCACCGAGCGGGACAAGGCCCGCGCCGACCAGCTGAGCACCGCCAAAGACTGCAACCGGCTGGGTCTGAAGGTCTCGCAGGAAAAAGACCGAGCAGACAAGGCCGAGGCCCGGGAAGAGGAAGCCTGGAAGCTGCAGAGCAAGGCCGAAGAGCGAGCCAAGAATGCAGAAGAAGCCTTGAAGCACCAGCCGATCACGGCGGTCATCGACGAAGAAGAGATCGACCGCCGGGCCGCAGAAAAAGCCTGGGGCCTTGCCGATGCCCGGAACGCCGAACTGGCCAAGGACAATGCCAACCTGAAGAAACAGGTTGCGGCACTCCGTTCCCGCATCAACGATGATGCCCAGGCAGATTTTGAGCAGGCCAACTACTGCGCCAGCCTGATGCGGGCGGCGTGGGATAACAGCAAGGCCAGCTATTCCCGGCTGGTGGGCGAAGATTTGGAAAGCACCTTTCAGACCATCTGCGGTACCCTGAACAGCATCATGGAGGAGGCCTCCCTGCTCTGCCGCCAGCCGCCTGATTATGACGGAGGTGACAGGGATGAATGAGATGTACTGTCTGGATCTTGACCGTTACGGCCCGCCCATGGAGCCGCCCGATGATTACTACTTTGCCCCCGACCGGGAGCCAAAAGAGGAGGAACTGACCGATGACGAATGAATTGACCGTCCGGGTAGAGCGCCCGGTGATCCCAGCCATGAACTGGAACAAGGATGAGGTGCAGAAGAACCTTGACGAACTTCTGGCCTCCTATACAGGCCGTGTGTACACACCTGAATCCATCAAAGATGCCAAAGCCGACCGTGCTGCCGTCAACAAGTGGGACAAGCAGCTGGCTGCTGCTCTGACCGCCGCCAAGCGGCTTTACACTGACCCGCTGGAGGATTTTCAGAAGAGTATCCGAGAGATGCAGGCCCAGTGTAAGAAGATCTCCGGGGCCATTGATCAGCAGGTAAAAGCAGTAGAACAGGCCCAGCGGGAAGAAAAAGCATCCACCCTGCGGCTGGTCTACCGGGACTGCATCGGGGAGCTGGAACCTCTGATTTCTTTTGACCGTCTGCTTGTACCCCAGTGGCTCAATAAAACCTTTGACCTCGCCCAGGCCGAAAAGGAACTGCGCAAGGCTGTGGAGACCCGGCGGGAGGAACTCCGCCTCATCCGGGAGACCTGCGGTGAAGACGCTGAACCCTGCATTACCGAATACCTGCGGGCCTTGAGCGTCAACGATGCACTGCATGAGCACAGCCGCCGGGAGCACGCCCGTGCGGCTCAGGCTGAGGCAGAGGCCCAGCGACAGGCTGCAGAACGTGCCAGAGCTGCTGCACCGGTCATCATCCCGCCCACCGAGGAAGAGCGTCAGCTGAAAGAAGAGGCCGCACAGGAGGCCCGGAGCAACGCCTTTGTGACAGCTTCCGGGCGGCTGGACTGCGAGGTATTGCAGCAGTTCGCCCTGCCTGGCACAGGCCTTGCACCTGCCCGCAAACGCTACCGCTTCTGGGTAGATTTCACCCCGGAAGACATCGGATGGTTCAAAGCCGAAGCTAAAAAGCGCGGCTTCGCATATGGTTCTGTAAAATAATTGGAGGATTTTACTTATGGCTTTTTCTCGTCCCGGCGCACCTGCGCCCACCATGTCCGTAAACACCACTGGCACCACCACCGCTGCCCGGATGACTGCAATGCAGCAGCGTGCCGCCCAGAGCGGCGCTCTGCAGGCTGCCAGCCCGGCCAAGCCCGTGGAGATCACTTCTGCCGACGGCCAGCACATGACCGTCAGCTTCTCGGATGTCCGCAACTTCATCTGTCAGAAAGCCACCGATGCCGAATGCAAGATTTTCCTCGAGACCTGCAAGCAGTACCGCCTGAATCCCTTTACCAAGGAAGCCTACCTCATCCACTACGATAACAACAGCGAGGACACCCCCAGCACCATCGTTCTGGGCAAGAACTGCTACCTGCAAATGGCAGAGCGTCACCCCAGCTATGACGGCTTCGAGGCCGGAGTCATCATCTTCGATAAGGTGGCCGGGGAGTACCAGAAGCGGGAGGGTTCCATCGTCTACGAGGACGAGGAACTTCTGGGCGGCTGGGCCAAAGTCTACCGCAAGGACCGCACCCGCCCCAGTTACGAGGAAGTGAAGCTGACCGAATACGACACCGGCAAATCTCTGTGGAAGGGCAAAAAAGCCACCATGATCCGCAAGGTTGCCCTTGTCCATGCCCTGCGGGAAGCATTTCCCTCCACCTTCGGCTCTCTCTATGACGAGAGCGAGGTCCATGTGGATGCTGAGTCCACCGCCGTGGAGCTGGACGAGGCCGGACAGGTTCCGGCTCCACACTGGACCCGCATCAAGGAAGCTGTTGAACAGGCCGCTGCTCTGACCGTAGAGGACGCTGACAGCGCAGACGACCCCTTTGCCGGGGGTGATGAATCGTGATCCTGACCCACAAGACCGGCGTACTTCTCCACGGAACTCTCGCCAAAGACCCTGTGCTCAAGGACGTGGGCCAGAAGCAGGTACTCAAGTTTGACGTGAAGGCACACAGCGTCAAGACCGGCACCGGCAACTGGGAGGGCCTGTATGTTCAGGTCAACGTCTGGCACGGGCTGGATAAGTGGGACGGGTTGCTGCTGAAGGGCGATGCCGTCACTGTCTTTGCCCGGGAGCTCAAGAGCCGGGAGTATAACGGCAAGACCTATTACGACGTGGATGCCGACGACATTCAGCCTGGCGGCATGGTGATCTTCCGGTGGATGCAGAACCTCATTGACCTTTGCACAGAGGCCCCGGCACCGCCCGAACCAGCGCTCACTCAGGAGCCAACGCCCTTTGATGAGCCTGCCCCGGTGCAGACCAGCCTTTCTGGCGGGCAGATGTATCCCGGCGAAGACCTGGCCGACTATGCTCCCCGCGCCTCTCAGGCGGCAGCGCCTGCCGGGCCCGCCGCAGGCACCCCGGAAGCAGATGCCCTCATCGACGATGATGCGGATGATCTGCCGTTTTAACCACACCAGAAAGGAGTTCAGACCGTGGGCATTGACCCATCCCGTGGCTTTGTTGCCTTTCCCCGCGGTCTGACTGACTGGGAATGGTATTCAGAGCCCAACACTGCCCGCCTGTTTTTCCACCTGCTACTCACCGCCAACTGGCAGGAAAAGCAGTGGCAGGGCATTAGCATCAGGCCCGGACAGCTGGTTACAAGCCAATCTCAACTGGCAAAACAGCTTGATTTGAGTGTTCGGAACATCCGGACAAGCTTAGAGCATTTACAGGCGACAGGCTATCTGACAGTCAAAACAGGCTCAAAATACAGCATTGTCACGATAGAAAACTATGCTTCGCTTGTTGGCAGTGACAGGCAAAGTGACAGGCAAGCGACAGGCAACCGACAGGCTGCCGACAACAACTTAACAAGTCTAACAAACCAACAAGCTAACAAGTCGTCGTCTGCGGCTGCGCCGGAGCCGACCGGACGACCGACGACCTCACCCTTGGTATCAGAGTTTGAACAGGATATCGGCAAGCTGAGTGCCTCCGGGAAAAGAGAGCTGACAGGATACGCTGACCGGCTGGGCGAGGAACTGGCGCGGGTGATCCTGCGCAAGTGCATTGATGCCGGGGCACATAGCTGGGCCTATGTGCGGAAGGCTCTGATCGAGGCCGAAACCCAGGGCTGTAGGTCTGCCGAGGAGTACCGCATGACGAACCCCATTGGAGCAGGACGCAATAGGCGGGTGGACAGGCCGGAACCCAGCGGGAATGATTTTTTAAAAAACGCAGCCCGTCGCCGTCCGCTCACCAAGAAAAAGGAGGATTCCAATGTACCGGAACCATGAGCACTACCCCGACCTGACAGCTGGCCGGGCATTGGGCAGCCTCCGACGAAAGGAGAACCAATTGAACACCGGAAAACAGTTCGAGGCAGACTGGAAAAGCTCCATGCCGAAGGATGCTTGGTGCTATCGACTGAAAGACAGCGCGGCCACCTATTACGGCGGCAACGAGAACCTGAGCTTCTCCATTGATAACATCTGCGACTTCGACGTGTACCGCTACCCTATGCACCATTACTTCGAGCTCAAGACCATCGAAACGCCCAGCATCCCACTGGAAAAGATCCTGGGCCGATTCGACCGGGAGCGGCAGAAGTACCACAAGCTCAAACACATCACCGATATGGCCCACGCAGCATCCTTCAAGGGCCAGACTGCCCATGTGGTCATCAATTACCGGGGCAAGGTCAACCGCACCTTTGCCGTACCGGCCAGCGCTGTGCTGGAGTACATGCAGACCCAGACCCGAAAGAGCATTCCATGGCAGTGGGCCGCCCTGAACGGCATCGAGGTGGAGCAACACCTGCTGCGCGTTCACTGGCGGTATGACGTGGAAGGGCTACTGAGGGTACTGGAAGGAGGGAGTACAGAATGACCTATATCCAGAAATGTGAGTGGCTGAAGCTGTATCAGGTATCACTTCGCCGCCAGAAAATTCTTGTCCGGCGTATCCGCGAAGCGAAAGACCAGGCCGAAAGCGTCACCCAGGCACTCAGCCCTATTGTCAGTTCTGGATGTTCTGGCGATAAGACTGGCCGCGCCATTGAAATGATGGATGCCTACCAGCACCAGCTGTGCCATGAAATTCAGCGCAGTCAGGAGTTGTGTTACACCATCCGTAAGGTCATCGCAGAACTCGAAGACCCTCTTCTGGTAGACCTTTTGGAACTGTGCTACATTGATGGCCTGCATCGTGGACAGGCTGCTGACAGACTCCGCGTCAGTGACCGACATTTTCGTCGTCTACATCGGCAGGCTGTGGAGGCCCTGAACATTCCAATGAATGCCATTCCTCCGCAATTATGGCCGCGCATGTCCGCTTAACTGTGTTATAACGATACCATCGGCAAAGCCGAAAGGCAGACCGATGCCATGGCAGCTTCCAGAATGTGCCCGTCAGACATCACGTTCTGCGAGCTGCTTCTATTATGCCGCCTGAGCGCAATGTGGTGCGCGTTCACGAGTGTAGTCGTGGAAGGTTCGATTCCAAGGGTGGTTCCAATTCGCCGCCGACCCCGTAGGCGGCACAGCCTGACGCATGGGGCTACATACTCCCCACCGGAAGCTCATGTGGTGGGTGGCGGGATCTCCTTGCCCGCCCTCTGACCTCCCCACATACGCCGGAGGCACCGGAATCCATAGGCGGGTTTCAGGTATTTTCCCGCTGGATGTGCGTCAATTGCCCTGCATGGAAACATGAAGGGATTTTTTATGCTATTTTCTGCCGTCCTGAGGGGCGGCTTTTTTGTACCCTGACGACGAGAGAGGTGGTGACGTGTCGAATGAAAAGAATCTCATTCCGTTCAATGAACGAACGGAGAGCGAACAGAGAGAGATTGCCCAGAAGGGCGGCATTGCATCCGGTGCGGCTCGCCGCCGCAAACGGTCCATGCGTCAGGCGGCCGACTACTACCTGAGCCTACCGGAGACCGACCGCCGCCGGGTGAACGCCATGCTCCGGGACCAGATTGACCCGGAGGACGTGGATAACCAGATGAGCGTGGTCATGGGCATTGCAGAGCAGGCCAAGCGGGGCAACCCTCAGGCCGCCGCCGTGCTGCTGAAGATGCTGGGGGAGGAAGCCGTGCAGGAAGACCCGGGCGCGGATGCTCTGGCAAAGGCCAAGGAGCTGCTGGGAGGTGTGGACAGTGCCATTGACTGAGTTTCAGCAGGAGTACCTGCGCAACTGTTCCCACCGGTGGAACGTCAAGACCGGGGCCACCCGAAGCGGCAAGACCTACCTGGACTGCGCCGTGACCATCCCGAAGCGGATCTGCGCGGCCCGGGGCGAGGGCCTGCTGGTGCTCATGGGAAATACCCTGGGCACATTGGAGCGCAACGTGCTGTCCCTGATGAGGGAGCTCTGGGGCCCCGACCTTGTAGGTGTGATCCGCACCTCGGCAGCAGGCAACGTGGTACAGCTGTTCGGCAAGAAGATCTATGTCCTCGGCGCTGACAACAAGAAACACATCGCCCGCATCCAGGGCGCTGCCTTTGAGTACGTCTACGGTGACGAGATCACCACTTGGGACGAAGGCGTGTTCCAGATGCTGAAAAGCCGCCTTTCCTGCCCCCACTCCCATTTTGACGGCACCTGCAACCCGGAAAGCCCCACTCACTGGTTCAAGAAGTTTCTGGACAGTGACGCTGACATCTACTGTCAGGCGTATACCATCGACGATAACCCTACACTTCCGGCCCAGTTCGTGGCCGATCTGAAAAAAGAATACACCGGCACGGTCTACTATAACCGCTTTATCTTGGGGCAGTGGATGGCCGCCAACGGCGTGATTTACCGCCTGCTGGCCGACAGCCTTGCCGCCGGAGATGGGCGTTTTTTCTGGCCTGTGGACAAGCCGCTGCACCCGTGGCGGGTGCGCATCGGCGTGGACTTTGGCGGCAACGGGTCCAAACATGCCTTTGTGGCAACGGCTATCCTGCCGGGCTATTCCGGCGTGGTGGGGCTGGCTTCCCAGCGCATCGACCCGGTGGCGCAGGATGCCGACTTTCTGGCCGACAGGCTGCTGGAGTTCTGCATGACTGTCTTTGCCCGCTGGGGCGAGATCCAGTACATCTTCTGCGATTCCGCAGAGCAGACGCTGATCAACCACATCCGGGCAAGGCTCCGGCGCTGCAAACTGAGCTGGCTGGCCGACCGGGTGGAGAACAGTGCCAAGATCCGCATCAATGACCGCATCCGCCTGACCTGCATCCTGATGGGCGGCGGGCGGTTCTGGCTGCTGCCGGAAGCTGCCACCCTCCGGGATGCCCTTGCCACGGCCCTGTACAGTGGCAAGCACCCCGGTGTGGACGAGCGGCTGGATGACGGCAGCACCGATATCGACACATTGGACGCTTACGAGTACACCATCGAGCGCGATTTCAAGAGGTTGACCAACACATGAACATCACCGCATTTCTGAACTACCTGAACAAGACACGCGGGTGGGCCATCGATGCCGACTACTACGGCCACATCGAGACCTGGCGGCAGTGGTGGCAGGGCAGCGTGCCCAAGGTGCACACCCGTGCCGCTGAATACGCAAACGGCACCAAGAAGCGCCCCATTGCCTCCCTGCGGATGCCGAAACGGGTCTGCGAGGACTGGGCAAACCTGCTTCTGAACGACCGCACCACCTTCCAGATCAAGGACGCTGCCACCGCCCGGTATCTGCTGGGCGATGATGAGCAGCAGGTGGGCGGCCTGCTCCGGGAGCTGCACTTCTGGCGCAATGCCAACGCTCTGGTGGAACAGGCCTACTGGTCCGGCACCGGTGCCTTTGTGCTGAGTGCCGAAGACCTGACTGTCGTGAACGGAAAAGCTGTTCCCGGCCCGGATACCCGCCTGAAGCTGGACTATGACCCGGCTTCCTGCATCCTGCCCCTGCGGGTGGAACGGGGTATCGTGACCGAAGCGGCCTTTGTCTCCGAGTGTATGATGGAGGGCAAGCCCGCGGTCTATCTGCAGACCCACACCGGCAATGAGACCCGGCGCACCATCCGCAACGAATGGGTCCGGGTAACGGATGGAGTTTCGGGCGCTCCGGTGTTTGAAGCGCTGCAGGCCCCGCCGGGCACGGCAGAAAGCATCACGGTTGATGGTTCTCCCCCGTGGTTTGCCCTGTTCAGCCCGGCAGCAGTCAAGAACCTTGACGGCGGCACAGGGCTGGGCATGAGCGTCTTTGCCGAAGCGTTGGCCGAAGCCCAGGGCATCGACCTTGCCTTTGACAACTACCGGGAGGATATCCGGCTGGGCCACAAGAAGATCTTCTACTCTGCGGACATCTGCCGCAAGGTGGTGGACCAAGAGGGCGTGGAGCACTCTATTCCGCCCGATGACGATGTGCAGAGCCAGTTCGTCACCCTGCCCCAAAAGGAAGGGAGCCTCGACCAGTCCAGCGAATACCACGAATACAACCCTGACCTGCGGGTGGAACAGAACCATAAGGCTGTTCAGGATATGCTGAACCTGTTCAGCTTCAAGTGCGGCCTGGGCTGTCACCGGTACAACTTTGAGCTGGGCAACGTCACCACGGCCACCGAGTACAATGGCAGCCGTCAGGATCTGGTGGCCAGCGCCAACAAGAACCAGATCCCCATCGAGGGGGCGCTGGTGGGCATCGTGCGGGCCATCCTGTGGGCGGCAAAGAACCTGCAGGGAGCGGCGGTGGACCCCGAAACGCCCATCTCCGTGGACTGGGACGACAGCTACATCACCGATGCCGAGACCCGGATGAGCCAGATGCGGGACGATGCCCTGAGCGGCCTTTTGCCACGGTACAAGTATCTGTCTGCCCGGTACGGGGTCAGTGAAGAGGATGCCCGCAAGCTGGCGCAGGAAGCCGCTGACGAAAACCGGCAGCCTGAGCTGAGCTTCGGCGGTGGCGGCTGATGCTGGCCCCGGACTATCTCGACCACGCACCCGACCGGCTTGTGCTTTTATTTCAGCAGGTAGAGGACGATATCCTGCGGGACGTGGCCCGGCGCATCTCCAAAATGGACACCATGACCCCCACGGCCAACTGGCAGCTTTGGCGGTATGAACAGACCGAAGCCCTCCGGCAGGACGTGGTAAAGAAGCTGGCCCGCTACACCGGAAAGAGCGAAGCCGAGATCCGGCGGCTCATGCAGGAAGCGGCCACCCGGGCCATGGAAGCCGAGGACGAGATCTACTACCACTACGGCAAGGAACCCACGCCCTTTGCCGACAATGCCACCCTGCAGGCCCTGCTCAACGCTGGCTATCAGCAGACGGCGGGAACCTTCCACAATTTGACTGCCACCACGGCCAACACCGTCAGCGGCCAGTTTGAAGCCGCCCTCGACCGCGCCCATCTCAAGGTGAACAGCGGTGCGTTCGACTACAAGAGCGCCGTCAAGAGCGCGGTGGACAGTCTGGCCGACACCATGAAGTACGTCACCTACCCCACCGGCCACACCGACACGCTGGAAGTTGCCGCCCGCCGGGCGGTGCTGACTGGCGTGAATCAGACCGGTGCAAAGCTGCAGGTGGCCCGGGCCGATGAGATGGGGGTTGAGTTCTTCGAGACCACGGCCCACGGCGGAGCCCGGCCTTCCCACGCTGAGTGGCAGGGCAGGCAGTTCCACCGGGGCGGCGCTGTGGACTACATGGGCAAGCATTACCCGGACTTCGAGGCCGCCACCGGCTACGGCACCGGCGCAGGGCTTTGCGGCTGGAACTGCCGTCACACCTTCTTTGCCATCTTCCCTGAGCTGGGTGCACCGCCTGCCTGGACACAGGCAGACCTGGAAGCCCTTAACGCCCGGGACATCGAGTACAACGGCGGCAAGTACACCCGATACGAGATCAGCCAGATGCAGCGGGCCCGGGAGCGCACCGTGCGCAAGTACAAGCGCCGGTATCTGGCTGAGGATGCCGCCGGGGCCGACACCACAGCCAGCGCGGTGAAGCTCCGGCAGGCCCGTCAGGAGCTGACTGACTTTATCAGCGCCACCGGTGGCAGGGCCGACAGTGCCCGTACCAGCGTGGCAGGCTTTGGCAGGAGCGCCAGCAGTAAGGCAATGTGGGCGGCGAAGAAAAACTCCTCTGTTTATTCGAGCTTGAACATGGAGCCACAACCTGTTACAATGCAATCGATCGCCAGCGTCAAGCCGTTTGTTTGCGAAACGTTGGACAGTACAGGGCAGCGCCAGCTTCAGAACGCCCACAAGCGCCTGTTGATGACGGCATCAAAACAGCCCCCCGGAGTAGAGGTTGGCCGCGTGTTTGACCTTTGCATGAAGCCGCTGACGCAGGATGTTGTGGGGCCTCAAGATGGGCATACCGTCAAACTGCCAAACCCGAGTGAACCTTATGTTGCGATTCATACTCATCCAGCCTGTGGTAATTTCTCCAATGGCGATCTTCGCCAGTTCACGCAAAACCAAAATTTGAAACTTCTTACCGCTCTCGGGCATGATGGGCACATTTACGCAATAGAAAAGACCTCAGCTTTTCAAGAAAGCTCTGCAAAACAGGCTATTCAACGAATGGATTGTGCTATTGATAAATTGCTCACGTCCACGCTTACGGACGAACAAGTTCTTGAAAAAGCAGAAGGCGTTATTTCAGACTGTATAAAGGAGTTGCAGAATTATGGCATCAAGTTCTATGAGTAGTCCGTTCTACACAGAGGAAGAGATTCAGGAGATGCAGCAGGCTCTTCTGGAAACTCCGATAGACCCCGCCTATGATGATATCTGCAATTCATTTTACGACGGGTGGGATAGAACTGTACATCGTCAGATGTATGTTCGTGATTGTTACGGCATCTTGAAAGGACTTGACCGGCTGCCTCCCAATATCAACTAACCACCCTCCACCTGGACGGTGGTTTTTGTTTGCCCATTTTTAGGAGGGAACACTACATGAAAGACAGTTCGAGTCTTGGGCTGGCAGATATTCTGACCGTGACATTTATCGTCCTGAAGCTCATCGGCGTTATAGACTGGCCGTGGCTCTGGGTTTTCTCACCTATCCTTATCAGTCTCGCACTGTTTATCGTCATCTTCATTCTGTGCGTTCTGGATGAGCTTAAATACAAGCCACCCTCGCAGCCCAAGAAGTAAATATCGCAAGCGTCTTTGCCCAGCCGGGCAGGGGCGCTTTTTTCATGCCGTCTTAGCTCATTCTGGAAGAGCGCCGGTCTCCAAAACCGGAAGCGGGAGGTTCGATGCCTCCAGACGGTGCCATCGCAGAGGGCAGTGCGTACCCTGCCCACAACCGAACACGGACGGAGAACCGTGTCACCAAACCGTGGTTTCACCAACAGAAAGGAGTTTTTCCACCATGAAGCGTGAAGACGTGAAGAAACAGATCCCCGGCATTACCGAGGAGCAGCTGAACTGGATCATGGCCGAGAACGGCAACGATGTCAACCGGGAAAAGACTGCCGCCGAACAGTACAAGACCCAGCTGGAAAACACCCAGGCTCAGCTCAAGACCGCCCAGGACGGCCTTGCCGCCTTTGACGGCAAGAAGAAGCCCGAGGAATACGAGGCAGACATTGCCAAACTCAAGGGCGATATGCAGGCACAGGCTGATGGCTTTGCCTTTGACAATGCCCTGAACACCGCCATTCTGGGAGCTAAAGGCCGCAGCGTCAAGGCGGTCCGGGCACTGCTGGATCTGGATGCCCTCAAGGGCTCCAAGGACCGTTCCACCGATATCTCCAAGGCTCTGGAAGAAGCCGCCAAGGCGAACCCCTGGGCCTTTGGCGAGGCGGAAGAGGGCGGCACTGGTTCCGTTCACGTTTCCAGCGGCAAAGAGCACGGCACCCCGCCCGCCGGGGACGTTGACCCCGTGACCGCTGCCTTCAAGGCGATGAACCCCGATATCAACATTGAATGAGAGAAAGGATATTCTTATGGCACATGAAGCACAGGTCCGCTACTCCAATCTGGTCGACCTCAAGCTGCGCAAGACGCTGGTGAAGAAAGTCGGCGTGATCTGCAACAACCGCTACGAGGGCAGCCCCAAGGCAGGTTCCGTCAAGGTTCCCGTCCGTGACACCGAGGTGGTGGTGAACGACTACGACAAGGCCAAGGGTGCAAAGCAGACCAGCGGTGACACCACCTACCTCACCGTCAACATCGACCACGACAAGGCCGTGAATGAGATCATCGATGGTTTCGATGCAGAGAGCGTTCCCGGCAATCTGGTGGCTGACCGCCTGGACAGCGCCGGTTACTCTCTGGGCCTGCAGATGGATTCTGACGGCTCCGTGGAGCTGACCACCGCAGGCACTGCCTTCGGCAATACCACCGCCCTGACCGAAAAGACCATCTACGCCAACATCGTGGATGCACGCACTCAGCAGTCCTCCATCGGCGTGCCCACCGCAGGCCGCTGGCTGCTGGTCTCCCCGGACACCTACGGCCTGCTCCTGAAGAGCCCCGAGTTCATCAAGGCTTCCGACCTGGGCGATGCAGTTGTCCAGACCGGCGCTGTGGGCAAGATTGCAGGCTACACCGTGTTCGAGGATTCCACCCTGGGCGAGAACGTGGAGTATGTGGCCGGTCATCCCAACTGGTTCGCCGTCATCGATGAGTGGGCCGTTCCCGTCCACTTGCAGGATCTCTCCGGCTCTGGCGATTTCATCGGCGCATCTGCCGTGCAGGGCCGCAAAGTCTACGCCTACAAGGTCACCAAAGGCCAGACCATTCTTGTTAAGAAGAAGGTCGCAGCATAAGGAGGCCGCCATGCTTTACTGCACCTACGAACAGTACCAGACAGCGGGCGGCACGCTGGACGAGGCCGCCTTTGACACGCTGTGCGCCCGGGCTTCCCGGCTCATCGGCCGGCACACTTTTGGCCGGGCAGAGCCCCACGCCAGGGCCTGTGCCGGGTGCGCCGCCCTGCTGGCCGATGCCTGCGTCCAGATCGTCGATGCCATGAGCGCCGCACAGAGCGCTTGTGCCGTGCCCGGGGCTTCCAGCGTGTCCAACGATGGCTACTCCGTCACCTTCGCCAGCGGGGCGCTTTCTGAGCGGCTTGCAGCGGAAGCGCAGAGCATCCTCTCCAACGCACTGGGCAGCGACCCCCACGGCCTGCTGTATCGGGGGTGTTTCTGATGCAGTGCAGCGTTACCGTTGTGAACCTCATCCGCGACACCGCCACTGAGACCGACCGGCCTGTCTGCCATGCCATCCCCGGGTGCAGCTGGCGGGAGAAGCTGGACACCTCCGGCGGCGACCCCCAGCGGACGGTGCACGTCCGGCTGCCCCCTGCGGCGGGCTACCTGCCCTATTTCCAGTGGGCAAAGCTCCCTCCCAGGGAAAAGGCGGCACACTGGACGCTCAAGCGGGGCGGCAAACTCATCTGCGGCGCAGTCCGCAGCCTGACCGAGGCTGAGTATGCCGCCCTCGAGAAAACACACATCTGCTGCACGGTGGCGGCGGTCTCCGACAACCGGGAACCGCTGCTGCCGCATTTTCATGTAGAGGGGAGCTGAGGAAATGAGTGCACCCGTTATTGACCTGAAGCTCAGGTTCCGGCCCGGCTTTCAGGCCGAAATGGACAAAGGCTTCCAGAAGGTCCAGTATGCGTTCTCACAGCAAGTTGCCAAAGCTGTGGATTCTTATGTACCCTTCGATACCGGCACGCTGAAGAACAGCGTCAACCAGGCATCCGACTTCAAAGGCGGCAAGCTGGTCTATAACACCCCGTATGCCCGGCGGCAGTATTACCTGCACACGCAGGGGCAGGGTCTGCATGGGGAGAACCACCTGCGCGGCTCCTACTGGGGCCAGCGGGCCATTGCTGACCACAAAGACGAACTGGTCCAGTTCGCCAAAAACGCTGCCCAAAAAGAGCTGGGAGGTGGAACGTAATGCCCAAAGCGTCCATTACGGCCCTGCGGGACTGGCTCAAGACCTGTCCACTCATCGCCGAGGAGCAGGATGCCACCGGTGCGGCCTTCCGCATTGCCGGGCTGGAAGAGGAAGCCACCGCTTTTTCCATTGAGGACAGCCCCACCGACCCCATTGTGGAGAGTTACATCTCCGGGCGGGATCTGGCGAAGAACTACCTCTTCCTGTCCCGAAGGGAGTTCGGGGAGACCGATGTGCTCACCATTGAGAACAGCGGCTTCTTTGAACAGCTGGCCGACTGGGTAATGGAACAAAATGACTGCGGCATCCTGCCTGATCTGAGCAAATGCGGACACGGCAAGGAAGCCCAGAGCATTGAAGTCACCTCCACCGGCTACATCGTCACCGACGGCTCCGGAAGCTGCAAAATGCAGATGCAGCTCCGGCTCGTCTACTATCAACCCAAACTTTGAAAGGAGACCATCCTATGACTGTTTCCGAAACCCTGGCCGCGCTCAAGACCAAGAAGGGCATCGTGCCCAGCGCGGACTACACCGGCACCGAAAAGGCCGATGATTTCATCTTTGCAATTCAGACCGATGCCTCCACCCAGACCAAGGAGAGCGACTGGGTCGTGTTTGCAGAGCGTGTCAAGGAGCACTCCGGTGCCCTGAACGCTTCCACCGAGGACGTGGCCTATATCCGCGCAGGTACTGTCACCGAGAAGGGCGAGACCCAGCGCACCTTCTCCCTGAACGGCAACCGCTGCGTGGGCGACCCTGCGCAGGATTTCCTGCTCTCCCACAGGATTAAGTTCGGCTCCGGCACTGAGGTGGTTTTCCCCTATATCTACTTCAGCGCAAAGACCGGCAAGGGCGAGAAGGGCTGTCTCTTATACACATCTGACGCTGCCGACGAAGGCTTAGGTGTAGA